CTAACTCTACTTTTGTCGAAGTCAGATAACTGCACGTTTACCCTTCACTATAAATTAATTATAAGGTCAGCAATTTAGCCAACACCTGGAATAGGAGTAGACATATAAGATTCCAAGAATTGTTTGCCAATGCTTTCACGTGGTGTTAATGCTTCAGTCAACATCTGCTCTTGAAGACCTTCTTGAAAGGTCTTCTGGCGTGGTTTAGTTAGTTGAAGAAGGGCTAGCAAAGAAGTTAAATTATCAGTTTGACTTGAAGATGTTGAGTCGAGTGGCAATGTGGTTGCGGGCAAATCCGATGCACTGCCCAGGCTCTTCATGTGACCTAGACCGATTTCATATTTGTTATCACCAGTAAGAAATGTTGCAAGGTTACCAAAACCGCCTTGATTTGTTTTTGGAATGTATTTGCCTCCACCTTCGTAATAGATTGGAGTTCCTTCTGGTAACGCCCAATCTTCTCCTTGATGAAAGGTGCTGGCCCCAGAGGTTGGCGCGTTTCGTGGACCGTAACGAGAAGTTAATGTAATACCAGCGGCTGGGTTAAATTCAATTCTTCCATCTGATGTTTTGATTAACGCTGGCGTTTTCTTTTCTCCAATACGCAATCCAAGCAATGGAGTGCGGATAGTTGCAGGATCTAAGTATTTTCCAGTGGCAAGTTCTTTTACGTAGACATGTTTGTGGGGACCGGTCGATGTCCCGGTTGAACCAACTTGCCCAAAGTACTGAATGCCAGCCATTATCTTTTTCTTTTTATTGTAAAACGAAAAAACCCCTGGTCTCCCAGGGGCTTAATCATGTCTAGAAACTAAACCCGGATTAAGTCGGCTGAAAGAACAGCCTCCCAATCAACCCTCTTAATTTGTTTTAATTGCTCAAGGCTATTAAACTTTTCACCCGATAAGGACATCTGAAGATCTTTAATCTCCCGAGCTGTCTTAAGACCGATACCCTTAATATGATCAGCGATCATCTGAGGGGTAGCGCTATTAATGTTTAAACGCGTTTCGGGTGGAAATGTACGAGGCTCTTCTTTAGCGGCCTTATCCTTAACTTGAAGAGTTGCAACTTTTTTGGTTGCGACTTCATCAGGGGTAAGTTCAGTTTTGTAAGCGGTATAAAGGCGACCGTCTTGGTCTTCGACCATGAACCAATCGCCGTTATCCCATTCACTTACAACTTTAACGCGAGCGCCTGTTTTGCGATGCTGGTAAAGCATAAGGACCAGATGTTTTAATTTCTGGTCCTAGTTTAACCTAATCAGCTAACAGTGCGGCCGAGGATATACTCTTCGATATCTTCGTAGCCAGGAGCGTCGTCAGGCTGGATGTAGCACACTTCAACCACGAGGTAACCCTTGAGGCCAGCGTTGTAATCAGCATCAGCCAGATACACACCACCAGACACGCCAGTGTCAGTGTTGGTACCGCGAGCGAACACTTTGAAGGTGGTGGCGGAAGTCAGGGACTTGTACACGCCAGAAGGGCCAACGCCAGTCGCACCGGTAGCGGTGAGGAAAGGAGTGGAGCTGAGGGCTTGGGAGCCAGCAGCGAACACAATCTTGGCAGACGCATCACCAGACACGGTGGAGGTCAGGTTGGCCTGAGCGATAGGCTCGCCCACACCGGTCACAGCCACAGGGCCGCTATCGTTACGGCCGAAAGTAACAACGTTACCAGTAGCAGCGTAGATACCGGTAGCAACGCGACCGTCACCCCAACCAGAAGCAACCGAGATCGCTGCGCGATACACGAAAGCAGGCTGGGTGGTGTTACCAGAGATCACCATGCCGGTGATGTCGGGGCGGGTGTCGTCCTGGCGGTAAGGCGAAGGAACGATCACATCCATGGTCTGACCCTTGGTGGCGGCATCGCCAGAGGCCCAGGCCACAGCAACGTAACCACGCTGCTGGAAGTAGCGGTAGCCAGGGACGGCCAGCACCGAAGTGGGGCCGCCCTTGGAAGCATCATTGGTACCGTTGTCGTTGGTATCAATGTTCTTGTACCAGCCGTTCAGAGCGTTGGTCCAGTTACCTGGATAGATCTTTTTGGAAGACAAGTAGGACATTTATTTCTCCTTTAAGTTGGATTTATATCTTTATCAGATGGTGCCGTCGTCAGAGACGAAGCTGAATGCGGTGGTCACGAAGTCCTTGTTCAGGATTTCGAAGCCTGCATACAGTTGCCAAATCAGAATAATAAAGCGGCTGAAGTCGTCGTTATTGTTGATCAGAACTTGAGCGTTCGGACCACCGATACCCACGCCGATAGCCTGAGGACCGAAGAAGTAACCTTGAGCAACTTCCTGGTTGGAGAAGGTGTTAGCACCATCGCTAGCGAAGGTTGCAGACACAGTCTTGGTTGGGAAGTTGGTCGACTCGAAGAACTTCACACCTTCGAACTGAACGCCGGTCGGCATCACGGGCTCACCAGCCAGGAAGTAACCCTGACCAGCCTGGGGACCCATGTAGAAGCTGGCGTTGTTAGGCATCATGGGGTTGCCCATGTACATGCCTTGGCCAGGATTGCCGCTGTAACGAGCGATCTCACGGAAGTCAGGATCACGACGCAGGTGCATCATGAAAGTGGGATCGCAGATGCAACGATACAGACCATCAGCGAAGGTAGGAACGTTGCGCTTGCGCAGGTCCTTAACAACGGTCAGAAGGTCGGTACGCACCTGGAACTGCTGCACCTGAGCGGCGTACTCAGCAGCGGTGTACGAAATCGAACCATTGGCAGCTTTGCCTTTGCCACCAGGGAAGTAGTAACCACCTTGGGTGCTGGAAGCTTCACCGTTTGCTTCTGCTTTGGCAAGTTCGTCGATAAAGACGCGGTCGCGCCAGCGGCGATAGTCGTCGAGCAGGGTCAGCGAACCAATGCTCTGGTGGAACATATTGAGGTTACCGGTGTCCAGCAGCAGGCGCTGGGCGGTAATCAGGGTTTCACGAGCAATCTTGAAGGTGCTGGGTTGGGTCGGATCACCCGGGTCCGCAGGACCAGTGTACTCCTTAAGCACCACCAGGACTTTCTCCTTGGTGATGTTACGGCTGTTGGCAGTACCGATAGTCTGATCAGCGATACGCTCCCGGCTATCCTTGGTGCCAGGGGTACCCCAGAACTTATAGCGGTCGAGCTGAACAGTTTGACCGGGCTGACGAGTAAAGTCGTGAACCACAACGGGCTCTACGGCCATCTCAGCGATGTAAGCAGGGTGGGGACGGTAAAGTTCCGCACCAAGAATCTTTGGAAAGTCGTTCTCCTGGTCTCTAGTTTCTTAGAGGGGTGGACTATCTCTTCATCCCTGTGGGATGCCGGACGCTAAATCTGGTATTACGTAACAAGAGCGTGTTACCCCCAGTAGTCTCTGCACCTTCCAATCACGCTTGATTGGCTTGGCTCAGGATTACCCTCGTCTTTACGTTAGGGCTTCCCTGAATTCATCCGGTTTTCACTCATCGATTGCTCGGTGAGGTGACAACGTTGAGCGTTCAGTTGAGGCATGCTATTCTTTTGGAAACTTGTTTATGAACAAAATGAATCCAAAACTTGTTCCCGGATTTGGTAATCTTTACTTAACGGAAGAAGGAAAAGCTTTTGAAAAACAACTTGATCCCGATAATCAAGAATATTTTCAAGAGATACCCATTCGTTCAACCAGTGTTTACAACCGTATTTCAGTTCTTGTTGATGGAAGAAGAAAACGCTTTCATCTTCACGTCTTGATGGCTGTTGCTTTTTTAGGATTAGATCTGCGTTCTCATGGAACCAGTAACTTTTCCTTACAAGTTGATCACAAAGATAATGACAAGAGAAATAATCGACTTGACAATCTTGAGATCGTTACCAAACAAGAAAATTTAACAAGAGCCTGGAAAAACGGTTGTTATAAAAACAATGGCTTTGCCAGTAAAGGTGCGCCGAAAAAATCTTTAAGAAAGTTTTCTTCGGATGACGTGTCTCAAATCAAAGCTTTAAAAGAAGCAGGTCTGTCTTATCGAAAGATTGCTGAAAAGTTTGACTGTAACCACGGAGCTATTTACCAAATCTTGAAAGGCTATACCTACCAGGATCTGAACTAGCTATCAATAAACACCTTGGTGTATCCTCCAGTGTCAGTGTTTTTATCGGGTGAAAGATAAAGACACGTGTGTCTTATCTAACACAAATTTTAGCAGGTACTTAGCCTACATCACACATATTGTGTGGATGCAAGCGATTTGACGCCAAATTGTGCGCTTGGGGTGTTGTTAGAGCTGTAGCCCTCTGGGTCGATAGCCATGCCTTGCTGGAAGCCTGGAACACCTAATGCACCAAGACCAGCGCCAGCGGCTACACCACCGAGACCTGCTAAACCAGCGGCAAGTGGAACACCTGCAGCGGCGGCAGTTTCTTGGCTGATACCACGGTTGATTAAATCAGCCAGTGGTCCCATTGCTGTACGCGCCATTGCAGCACGCTTGCTACCAGCAGGAGCGTTTGCTCCAACAGCACCAAGGCCTTCAATGGCTTGGGATGCAAGTGCAGCACGGGCTGGGCCAGCATATTTACCGGCAAGGCGTGCGGCACCTAAGGCACCACGAGCGCCAAGACCAGCAGCAACGCCACCAAGTACTGCACTACCGGGATCTTCGCCTTGTGCGGCAAGAGCCCCACCGGCTACCAGACCGGCAGCGGCGGGGACTCCGTATGCAAGCAAAGGACGACGTTGTCCTAATGGTTGCATTTGCCTCACTCCATCACGAAGAGTTTGTTGGACACAACGTTAGGCTGGGCCTGATTCAGAACACGCCATGCATTCTGAGGATCACGCGTCATCATGTCGTTGAAGGTGCCCCAGAAGTTGGTGGGCTGCTGAGGAGCAGCTGCAGCGGGAGGAGCAGGGAACTCGCCGTAGTAGGAAGGATCAACTTCCTGGGTCGGGTAACCATAGGACTCCAGGTCTGCTTCACCCTCGTGCACGGGGTAAGGACCTTCAGGACCGAAGAAACGCAGAGTGTAATCACTCAGCACATCAGGGTTAGTCAGAATCTCGTTATAAGCAAGATTCTCGGTATGGGACTGAACCGCAAATTCAGCATACTGCTGGAGAGTCTCGGTCATCTCCTGGCCCCAAGTGACGGCACTGTCAAGCAGGCCTTCAAGCTGCAGGGCGTAATTATTTAGAATTGCGGGCGCTTCGCTTCCGAACGCGTCGAGGACTTGCAGGCTTTCCTGGCTGATCCCCTCCGAGGAGGTTGGGGAATAGCTGGGCGAGTAAGCCTGGTTGGTTGACCAGGTCTGCGGAGCCGATTGTTGCGTAGCTGGGCTTACTGTCGAACCGTAGTTCGCTGGGGCGTAAGTCGTCGTCGGAGCTGATGGTTGAGCCTGGAACGGGGATTGAACTGGTGCGCTCAGCAGGTTCACCACCTTGTTGAACGCCGATTCCCATGGATTGCTCTGAGGCTCCGCCGATTGGAATTGGGGGGCGTACTGAGTAGGGCTCGAGGGTTGGTAAGCCGGGGCCGCCTGAGGTACTGCCGCCTGGTAATTGACCGGGGCTGCTTGGTACGCTGTTGGGGCTTGGCTCGGCTGGTAAGACGGAGTCACGTAACTGCTCGGCGCTACTGCCGGAGTCGGGCTCGTCTGTGGGATCGATTGGACGGTAGCGTCCTGCATAACTCATCTCCTTTTGTAATGCCTCTAAGGTTCGATACAGATATGGAGTTAAATCCAACCTGGGATCGGCAGCCATCGGAAGGTTCGGTGACTGCGGGTGAGGGGTCTGCATCAGGCCACCCACCAGGCGAGAGAATTGGGCAAAAGCGCCCTGTAATTCACTCACCATCCTGAACGGGAACCCAGATAACATCTCGGCCCGTTCCTCATCCGTCTTAGACGGAAAGAGGTATTTCAGTGCTTCAATGCTATCAACACCTAATTCTTGCAAGTTGCGTACCACAATGGAATTGTTTAGTACGTCTTGCGTGGAGTCCTCGTAAACAGGTCCCGTCCATCTCCACAGCATAGTAATATCACCATCGGGAATGAGACCTGTCACACCGGGCGGTACTTGACGCGCATCAATACAAGCAGTTAGAGCAGCCTGAACTTGATCTTCAAAGGCGACAAGAGCTTGTTGATATGCATTCTTTTCTTCTTGCGAAGCAGATGCGGCAGGTTCAACTGGACGCTCAATGCCAAGAACCGAAGCCAATGACATTCGAAACAGCTGCTCTTCCTGGTAGATAATCAGCTCTAAACAACGACAAACGCCATAAGTATAAATAGCATTTGCTTTCTTTTTAGAAGTAGCTGATACTCGTCCAAAGAGAGACTTGTATTCAGTTGCGGTAACACCAGCGGAGATTGATAACTCATCCACACCGCCTAATGCAGTGCGAATTTCTTCGCGGTATTGACGTGCAAAATTATTTTGATCGCCGGTGATTGCATCTGGAACAATGTACCCAACACGGTCGTTTGGCTCCAGGTTTGCAATGACTCGTGGAACGCGGATCTGACCGTCAACACTGCGGCCAACAGGATCCGACTTAAAGGTTGAGCGACTCAGGGGACTGGCACCAGCGAAGCCAGAGTTTGCAGCAATAGAAGGACGTTGGACAATGGACTCACCACCAGCTTCAATCAAGTCCGTCTTGGGACGTGAGGAAAGAAGGGTTGGGTTCCCAAAGAACTGCACGTTCTTACGCATCGTGCGCACCAACTCATCGTGCGTAACGATATGGTTGGCTAATGCATCAAACTCACCAACTCCATCTTTAGAAAATCCTTTTGGATTGTTAAAGATTTCTACACAAGGAATAAAACCAAGGGAGTTCTTGAACGTTTTTGTTCGACCTGGCGACATACCGGATGGCATGTCAAAAGTCATCTCCGCATCGGAGTGGGTTTCTTCAATTTCGTTGGCCTTAATTGAGAGACGAATATATCTTTTTGCTCCAGGCTCACCTGTGACTGAGGTGCCTGTCATGTTGATGACATTAATGCCATCATGACCGCCACCTGGCTTCCGAACTTTGTAACTGTAGATGATTACAACTTCTTCTAGTTCACCGTCAATGTTGTAGTAGCTACGGTATTCGTGCTCTCGGAAATAGTAAATTCTGTAGTTTTGTTTTGTTGGACGGATATAAAAGATACCTTTGCCATCGCAAAGGAAATAATCCCAAATGGAATCAAGGCGTACGTCAATCTGGTTGTATTTAACTACACGATCAACAAAGTCTTTGCGTTGAGCCCCAAAGTTATCCTGCCCAGGAAAAAACTCGACACCCTGGCGGATGCCGAATAAACGCATCTGAGCCAGATGCGAAGCAACTACGCCCGTGTCAACAACCGTACCTGAATCTTTTTCAAGGTACGATTCAACGATTTCGTTGAGTCTGGCTTTCGCGTCTACGGCCATTAACTATCAGCCTTTTTACTTAACTCAATCTTAGCAGCTTTCTTGTGCTGTTTCCGATGTAAAAGCCAACGATCAAAATACGCAAGCTCCGCAGGAGTAAATAACTCCGGATGCTTAAGTGCTTCTTTCGCTAGCTTTTTCTTTTTCATCTCAAGAGATGTATTTACCAATGAACCCGGCGGGTGGTGTGCCTTGAGTAAACATCTGAGGTTGATAAGAAGGTTGCGTCGGAGGGAAGGCGCGATCACGGAAGCTATCCAGCATCATTTCTTGCTGCATTGCATCGTTAACGGCATCAGGGACGATGGGCATATTTGAATAATCGCCATCACGTGGACCCATGTTTGTTGTATCCCCGTACATGGGATAGCTTTGAGCCATCATGCCACCCACGTTACCAACGCCTGCGAAAGGAAGCTGGGGGCCAGTGCGCTGTAAAAAGATTTCTTTTTCGCTTGGATTATCTGTACGTACACCTTTGTTGTAAATTTTTTGTTGACGTGCATCACGCTTGAAAGCGCCTGGGTCAATTGCACTACCAGTGCCGCCCATGAAATTACCGCCTGCCAAAAAGTTGCCTGGTGCTCCAGGGACATTGGCTTCTCCGTAATACAGCATGTCAAATACTCCGATGTTTTTATTCTACTCTTCTAAAACTTCGTAGCCGGCGGGGTCGTGAACTTTGGTAATCGCGATACCTTCGCCTCTGACATCCCAATTGAGAATATCTCCTTCTTGCCACCCAAGGTCTTCGATTACTTCCTCAGGGAGAGTGATGAACTGATCTCCGTTTTCGTCCTCTTGGACCTCAAGGATGTAGCTCATTTTGACAAAATCTTTTCCATTAGCTTATCAAGTTTATTATTGATTTCACGGAAGTTGTTATGCATCTCCTGGATCTCCCTTAGGAAGTCAACCTTAAGAACGTATTCCATAGGCATACGGTTAATTTGATCTTCCAAGATGTCAATCCGTCTCTTCTGTGATCCAGTATAGTCAAAGGATTGCTGAATCCGTTCGCGTTGACGATCCAGTAATCGGTTCGCGGCCCAGCTGCCACCAGTGATAGCAGAAATAATCGCTGTCAAACCAATTGCGAGATATTCCGGACCCACGTTTATAAAAAGTATTTTCTTTAATTCTAAGTTTAGTAATCAAGTTGAAGTTGTCCTTTTCTTGACAAACCCGTCACAAGCCAGACCAAGGCGTCGACGCAGTCGTCGTGACTACTGACACCAAAGTTAGTCAGCTCTTCGAACATAGTTGTGAAGTTACGGTAACGATTGAAGATGATCTTGCGGTCTTCAAACATACCCATGATGCCACGGAATCGTGCAAGCTTGTCAGCACGGAAACCTTTCACCGGATGCCAGATTAAGTTGTAAAGACTTTCTTCGTTCAGGCAAACACGTTTAAAGTCTGCTTCCAAGGAAGCCTGGTAACTAACGGCTTCACTCCAGATGTCGCACGTGGAATAAGTCGGGAAGTAATTATCGTTTGCATCCTTGCCAAGAACGGACCAGTCATTAAGAAGTTCTTTGAGTGCATCAAGCTTCTCCAAGTTACCCATGACTCGCAAGCGCCGATAATCAATGATGTGAATGCGGTCGCCAATACGACCGCCAAGAATCATGACGGTGTAATCGTTCTTTTCTTTAGTGCCAGCGGACAAGTCAACCCCAACACCAAGCGTGTCAAACTCCGTAGCGATTTCTGCTTTGACGATCAGCTCAGGCGCAAGCGACAACTCGTTTTGCCTGATGATCTGATTCATGTACTGGAATGAAAAAGCAATTGGAGCTTGCCGTTTCTTTTCCTTTAGATAATCCAATGACCACATGTCGGGCCAGTAGGAAAGTTCGTCGCCCGTCTTAGGGTCTGTTGAGATAGCCGAGAGAACAATCTGAGTCCAGTTGTTTTGTTCGTTAAATGTGGTGGCGTGAATGTCATCATGCCTGAAACGCGTACCAAGGCAAATTGCCCTGCCACCTTCAAACATGGTGGGAGCAATCACTGCGTTCCAGTTGTCCTGCATCATTTTCCTGATGTCAGGGTTGGAAATATCTGCAGCTGATTTGATGGCGTCATCAATCATCACAAGATGAGAACGCTTGGAGGTCACCGAGCCTTTAAGGCCTGCGGCGCAGAGCGTAAATTGTTCGTCACCTGTAACATCAATGCCGGCAAACTTATGGTCGATTGACCAGTACTCGTTGCTGGTGACGTTCTTGAGTAGGCGCACCTCTGGGAAAACTTCTTGGTAGCGCTTACTTTCAATAATTCGTTTGATTGTTGCGGACTTAGAACGTGCAATATCAACCGTATAAGAAAGATAAAGAATCTGCAAAGGCTTCTTGGCTTGCGTATGGATGCCAATGGCCCATGCCGTAAGCAACCCCAAGACTGTGCTCTTTGCCGAGCCACGGGGTGCAAGCAAATCTACGTTTGGCCCAGCAATACGCAGAAGGCAGCTACTGTCTTCTTCTGTTACAAAATGCCGATGCCAATCCTTATGATGCTGAGCCGGAGGTTTATCTGCAACGTATTCACAAAAGTAACCAAAATCTGACCGAGCTTGTTTAAGAGACTCAAGGTTTTTATTTGGTTTAACTGCGTAATTTTTGGAAGCCGCCCTTGCGTTTCTTCTATAGGCTAAATGAAGATAAGAAGGCACGGCTAGCTTTCAATGTTATTGAATACTAGCTTACTCTTCGGTTTGCTTACGTTTTTTGTTTTGGTACTGACGGGCTTTATCAAGAGCAGCTTTACGTTTTTCTTTATCGTTCATTTCAGAACCGTCTTCTTTTTTGGCCTCTTTTTTCTTAAAGTGCTCAAGAAGCTGAGGAGGCATTTTACCTTTAGCCATGCTTAATCTTTTTCTTTTATTTTAATAGGAGTTTATTCTTCTAGTTGCATGCGAGCCCACACACTCATGGTTGCTTCATGCAAAGGTCCTTCGATTGGATCGTCTTTAAAAATAAACATGATTTCACGAATGGCACGATCAGCTCCAGCCATTAGTAAACCTTTGCGATCCTTAGAAGAAGTATATTGCTCAACCTGGTGAATGGTTCCACGGAGTTCTTTTTCCATGGAAGCAATACGGGCAACGCCTGCATCACGTTTAACGGCCATATTTTCAATGTCGTCTCGTAATTTGCGGATGTCCTCTCGCATTTCTTCAATTTCCATCAAGAGCATCTTGCGATGATCCGGTTTTGGGTAATGGCTTTTAATCCAAGCTTCGCAAGAAACAATGTTTCCTACGTACCCCAAAAAACGTGAATAAAGAAATGACTCAATAAAAGAATAATTATCTGCTACAAAAGCATGGAAAGACTCTTGGACAGAGTCTTCCTGCTCTAACAACCAATCTTTAAAAGCATTTTGATCGGCGTGAATAGGAACAACCGATTGCTTAGTATGCGTAAGCTTGCCTTGCCGAACGCTCATTCCACTGCTTCTGACGATACTGAGAAGATTCTAGTTCACCAAGGAGACTTCTGAATCGTTCTGGATCAAATTCGTCGGCTGCAATAGTAGATTGCCCTAACAAATAATCATTCAGGCTTTGATCAAAACCACCTGTTTGTTGCTCTGAAGTAGATGCTGTTTGTTGTGCAGACGGCGAAGATTCCTGTTGTGATTGCAAAGAATCAAAATAACTTTTGAGATCGCTTGTTAAATCTGTACCAAAAGCACTGAGGCGTGTTTCTAAATCATCCGCCGTTAAATCTGTTTTATTAGTGGTGTCGTCGGTTTTATTGGTAGTGTCGTCGTTTTTATTGGTTGTATCATCACCGGACGTTACGGTAGTCCTTAAGTTCCTAAGCGTTTCTTTTTTCTTCTGTTGTAAATTTTCTACGCGTTTATCTTTGCCAAGATCTTTGAGTTTGCCTAAAACGTCCTTATATTTTTGTGGATCAGCAAGCCCAGCGCTTGTTGCGCCAGAAATTAACGTTTTGGCTTTTTGAGTTAATTGATCAATACGCTGTTCTTGTTTTTGTTCTTGTTTCTTTGGTTCTGGAGCAGTGGGCTTAGGTGTTTCACGCGCTTGCGGCGCAGAGGGCGCAGACGGCTTTGACTGGGAGCCGCCGCCACCAGAAGATTGGCCGCCGCCTCCGCCACCACTTTTGTTTCCGCCGCCACCTCCGCCACCTCCAGAAGGTGCAGACGCCTTAGATCCACCGCCGCCTCCTCCTCCAGAGGATTGGCCGCCAC